GCTTCTTAATGTAGAAGCTTTCCCAATCAACACTGCTCAAGTCAGATGGAAATGAATAAGATGCTTGACCCACTGTAAGAGTCTGTGGATATGTAATAAGTGTGAAAGGCCATTCTTGTCCAGAATGAAGCACTTCCCTTATGGATGAATTGATGGAGTCTTTAGCAAGAGCTTGGACATTACGGGCAGCAGCGAAGTTGGTAGAGTCAAGCTCTACTTCATTCAAGCGGCGCAGCAATTCATTCGTAAGAGCAAGGTAGGTTGATGACATATTTGTTATCTGGAAATAGGAAATAAGAAAGCCCCTTGTGAGGGCTTCCTTGTTTACTAGCTATTAAGCCAGTTGGTCGCGGTCAGCAGCGCCGGGAGCATCGTTGTCAGACACATCCACAATCAAAGCCCACACTCGCACTGTTCCAGCGGAGATAGCAGTGGTCGAAGTGGCGATCAGCAAGTCAATGGTGTCAGCACTAGCACCAATTACGACAGGCTGGAAAGCAGCAGCGTTTTGAGCGAAAGTGCCAACTGAGGTAGCAGCAGCCAGCGTAGCGCCGTCAATAAATACGTCAGCGTCAATGCCAGTGACACCAACGTCAATAGTAACGTCACCAGTGATGGTGGCAGTCACTTCGTAACCAGCGTTCAACACAACGGATTGTGCAGGAACGTCAATTGCTTCGATGACATCAGCAGCAGCCAACGCGCTACCTTTAGAGGTGGTAGCAGTTGCGAAGTTGATGGTTTTTTCAACCACATAAGGGAGACGACCAAGCGAACGGGAATGGTGTTGCCCATTACCAATACCGCTGGAGAGATCAATAGTTGCCATGATAAATTTCCTTTGTTAAGAGTTTGAAACGAAGAGGGCCGAAGCCCTCCTCTGTTGCTTTAAGCTACGTTGAACTTGGCAGTGACCAGAGCTTCAGGACGCAAGATTTTGCGACCATAGAGGTGCATGCCGCGAACAATGTCAGCGAAGCTGTCAGGGTCACGATATGTCTCAGTCTTGTTGATCTGCTCAGCAGAGGCAACAGCGCTGTCATGACCAGCAACGATCACACCATAGTTGGAGTTCTGGTTAGCAGAACCAGCAGTGCCGGGACCAGTGCCAACCTTTGGCAGGTTGTTAGACACATACACCTTGAAGCCATGCAGGTTGTTCAAGATCAGGCCGTTTTGCAGACCAGAGCCACCAAAGTCGCCATTCAGCAAGCGGCTATCTTCGTCTTTCAGCATCTCGACCAAGATTGGGTCAAGCACCAACCAACGACCATTGGTGTCCACGTTCTGTTGGTCGAGCAAACGACCCATACGAGCGATCATCATCAATGGGGAAGCGGTGGCTGTAGGCAAAGCAGTAGCGCCGGGAAGGCGTGGTGCGATAGGGATCGAATGATCGCCAGCGGAAGCAGTGGTGATGTTGGTGAAGCTGCTTTTGATCAACTTCATTGTAGTCAACAGTTCATCAGAGCCAGCGGTGGAGACAGCTTTGGTGCCAGACACAGTGGTGTTGACAGCATTAGCAACCGCACCAATGGTAGACTGTGCGTAGCCAGACAGATAACCCAAGATTTCAGCGTCAAACTGATCTTTGAGGCGATAGCCAGCACGATCAGTTGCCATCTGCATGAAGTTGACATGCGAGTGAGCAGCTTCAATATCGTCCATTTTGAACGAGAAGTAGTTGGCCTTGTCAACTTGGAGGGTGAAGTCGCTGTCTTCCAAGTCTTGCGAAGTTACTTGCGTACCACGAGCATAGGCATTGACAGTGATCTCTGGCTCTTTGATAACTTTAACGCTATCGCCATAAGAATTGATTTCACCGAAGTAGTCGGTATTAGTGATTGCTTGAACCACAGACGATTTACGGAAGGCTACTTGTACCTTCTTACTATAGATAACTGGCGAAAAATTGCCATTGGGTAGATTGCCATAATTGGCAGCTGATTGAAAAGCCATGATAGTTTCCTTTATATTAGGCTTGAAACATTCACAGGTATCAGTCTATCGGGCCTCAATACTATAGGTGGTCAACAAAAAATACACTAGTTATATTTTCAACTGACGGCTAACGATGTAGGGTTATCGGGTAACTTGCTACTTGCGATACTAAACCGTGGTTACTAAAAGAGCTACTTTTTTCACCACGGAATTAAGGTAAGTTATATTACATAGTTATAAACTTGTCAAGTGTTATCGAGCGCCACCGGACAAATCACGAATAAATGTACCATTACGCATGGATGCAACAATGGCTTCTTCATTAGCCTCATATTGTTGAATCGTCATTTTGTCAACTTGACTCTCTGAAAATACACCTTCAGTATTAGTAGCTGATGGTGCATTGCGTTCAGAGCGAGTATTAACACTACGCGCAGCGTCTTTAATGTCATCTTTCTTAGTACGAGTCTTGATGCCTTTATCAGCTTTGTACAAATCAATGGCACGAGAAGCGGCAACAGCGTCAGTATCGTTCTCATACAGGGCTTGTTGCAGCCATTTAGGTTGCTGCTCCACCCAATCATGGAACTCATCGTCCTGTTTAATCTGAGCAAAGTCTGGATGCAGACGCATTAGATCGGCTTCAGCCTTATCAATCAACGCTTGTTTCTCAAGATCGTCAATGCGTTTGAGTCGTTCTTCAATACCCCGAGATTGTTCTTTTGCTTTCTTCATGGCAATAGTTTCAACAATCTTTGCAACATCTGGATATGATTGCATCCATTGAGCAAGATCGGCTTCACTTGATGGAAGCTTCATTTCTTTAGCAGCTGTCTTCTCAAGTTGTTCTTTTATAGAATCAAGTTGAGTTTGCAGATCGTGCTGAATCTTTTGTGAATGCCTACGAAGATCACCATACCGCTTCTTGAAAGTCTTCTCTTCAGCATCAGTTGGTTCTGGACCATCAAGGTCATCGTCTTTCTTAACAGGCTCAACCGGTGGAGCATTACGCTTCTCTTCCAATTGGCGAATCTCTTCTTCATCCTGTTCAATACGATCAGTATTCTTATTACGTTTAGCAAAGGCAGCAACTTTTACTTGTTGCGGTATTACGACATCTGTCATTTAGTTTCCAAAGGTTGGGGCTAATGTAAGCCAAGCTATACTTGGGGAATAGGTAGCCATTAATGGTGAGAAGATATTAATTACTAGCCAGCCCACCACTGGTTATAGTATTCATATTATACACTATTATCTAGAAGCAAGTCCTCTTTTAGATTTAACAACATTCTTTTTCTTTTTGATGAAGCCACCTTTAGCATATTGCCCTTCACCAAAACTGTCACTGCCGCCGCCATCACTGTAGCCACCATAACCGCCGCCGTCTCCACCAGTATTCTGGTCTGCAACACTTTGCGCTAGCGCCGCCGCTGTGTCTGCTGCTTGAGCATCCTGCATCGACTGCATGGATTGAGCGTTCTGAGCAGCATCGACAGCAGCTTGTTCAGCTGCCCCAATCTGTGCATTATTGGCAGCATCTCGGTTAAATGCTTCTTGTTGTGCAGCTTGATAATCGGCAGTGACACCCTTGTATGTTCCTGCATCTTCAACTTCTGCAAGATTTGGGTCTTGTTTAGTACCAAAAGTATTTGCAATGGCACCAACAACTGGGCTTGATATAATACTCGGAAGCGCGTTAATGAGTCCCATTCCGGGAACAACAGCGTTTACAACTTGTTGCAAGAAATCATTGACTTTCCCCATGCGTTCATCTCTTTGTTCTTTGGTTTCATTATCAAAGAAAGCAGCGGTACGCGCATCTATTGGTTGTGCATTATCAGTACCACTACTACCAGCGCCAGCATTAGCACGAGCAGCTGCGGCTGCGGTTGCGTCTTCAGCTTCTTTACCAACCTTTTGCTCAACTGGTGTATCTGTCTGAGTGAATCCTTCTGGAATCGCAGTTAATGGTTTATCATTAATGTATGTAACATAAATGACACGACCATCCGAATGTTTAAAATAACGAACATCAACAACTGGATTGAATTTCATTCCTTCTGTATACTGACCTGACATAAAACCACCAGCAGCCATTTTAACTGTCTGCTCTTCGTTATCAACCTCAGACATAATCTCATCAATGCTGCTGTTGAATTCATCGTCTTCTTCAAAAGCTTCGTTAGCCTTTGGAGCTTCTTCAGCATTACCCATCTGACCAACTTCTTCCATTCGTTTCAAACCTTCTTTGGCAGCATCACGAATCTTCATTAGCTTCTCAAGACCAATGTAGCGAACAACATCAGCAGGAAGAACAAACTCGCCCGGACTCAGACTTGCGTCAATGTCATCACGCACTTCTTCTTTAAGAGAACCAGTGGGGACATCATTGCCAGAAACAGGGTCAACAGCACCACCCTCTTCCATCATGCCGCCATCTGCAAGCATGCTGTCTGTTTGTGCAACAGCGCCGCCTTCGGCAAAGGTTGGACTAGTCGGTTGTTTTTGATCAATTTTAAACATAGGATTATCTGGTGTTGTCTTCTTAACATTCTTTGCCATAACTAGTGGTCCAATCTGTACAACTTCATCGGCAAAGGTAACTGGCAAGCCATCTGCCTTATCATAAAAATAACTGGCTCGATATGGATTCATACCGACCTGTGTCCATTCAGGGTCTTTGAATATCTTTTCAGCAAAAGTCTTTGCGTTGTCTGGATTGTGAGGAACCCAATCACCAAAGATACGAGCAATGGTAGCCTTACCCATACGACCACCAGATGCAAGCGGTTTACGCCTTGCAATGTCAAGCGCCACCTTCGGGTCAGATACAAACTCAACATTACGAAGCACTGCTGTCTTAGCATATGCAACAGCTGCACCGCTTTTCTTAGTGCCATCATGCAGAGAAACAACCCATGTGTCGTAGTCGTTGTAGGCAGGAATATCAAGGCGAGAAGACACTCGCTCTCCTGCTGGTATTTTTAGGTTGAGTCCAACAATACCCTTCTTAACTTGAGAGTCAGTGAGAGCGCCGCTGATATCTTCATACGCTGGCATATCTGGAACTTTGTCTAGCGCAACAATCGGTTGCTTATCTTTAGAGATTTGTCTAAACTGTTCGGATGTAATTTTGTTTTCAGAAAGCTGCTGTGCTGCGTCTTCAATTTCTGGTAAGAGCTTAGAGCGCTGTGACTTCTTATTAACGCTACGCCATGCTTCTTTTTTCTCTGGTGTCATACCAAGAGCTTCGAATGCATCTCTGCCAGCCTCAGCTAACAGCGGTGGCTCAACACCCAAGTCTTCTGTACGATCAAGTCGTGGTGCAACAAAGGAAGACTTAGTAGCCTCTGGAGTTTTAACAACACCAGAAATAGATTTGGTTGCAACTGGTGCAGCCTCTTCAAGTGTTTCACCAATAGCTTTAGGAACTATGTCATCTACTTTCTTTACAGCAGACTTCACCATTGGTTTAATAAGTGCGCTAGCAATACCCATCACTTATCCCCTTTAGCAATTTCATCGCGCAGATGTTTCAATTGTTTCAAAGCCATAACCGCACCTTGAGCGCGATAGATATCAACAGGCTCAACAGATGCTTCAAGCTTACGAATGTTCATGTCAATTTGAGCATCAATCATTTCTTGAAATGCTTCCCATTGAATGTTGTTGTATGCAAAGGGTTTAAGCTTAGAAAGCCAAGGCTTCTCTACGATCATTGCATTGGCCCCATTGCAGCAGCGGCACCAGCAGGAGCGCCACTAAAGCCATCCATGCCGGGAGTAGGGGCTTGACCAACACCGATGTTGCCACCACCACCACCAGATGTATCCATTGGTGAAGGAGGACCGCCAGCAGCCGCTGGAGCAGCGCCAGCCATTGGCTCAGGGGGTTGCATACGCTGAAGTACAAGAGCCTGTCGTGCAGCTTCATCCATGTTGTTGCTAACAAGATCAGGATCGAGGTCCATGCTCTTAGCAATCTCACGAATGATGTAAGGCATCTTAGCAAATGGAGCAAGTGTTGGATTCTGTACAACTTGCAAGAACTGAAGCAGACGCTGACTACGAACTTCATTTTGCATCAAGCTCTCTGTACCACGCGCCCTCACTTCTAAATCTCCAGCAGCTTCAGCATCGTAGTCAAACTGCATATTGAAACTGAAGAACGCCTCACCCATTGGACGGAGCAAGTAGTCATCAATGTTCTTAATCACAGTTTTGATACCGCCAGAAGCAGCGTTCATCAACATTGAAATACCACTGGCTGTACGACCAACACCTGCTACACCTGTTTGTCCATGCGAGAACGATGGCAATCCTGTAGACTCATCAGCAAGCTGACGCGCCTTGTCAAACATTTGCATGTTCTCTTGCGACACGTTTGGAAACTTTGTACCAAACAACGACTGACCCGGAGCACCACCTTGACGGCGAAAGATTTTGCCGGGGAAAATTGACATGTCTTGACCCGGCACCAAATTGGTTTCATCAATCTCAAACACCAAGTTGCCAGACAGCACAGCATTGTCAACACCCATACGCATGAAGCCATTCATCAGCGTCTGTGTATCGTCCATGTTCTCAGCAATGCCAATACCAAAGATGGAGTAGGGATTGAGTTCGTATGGAACGGCATAATATGGAATTCGAGAAGGCTTGAATGGATTGAGGACAAGTCGAATAACCTTGCCATTGCAATACCAGATGTTGGCTTGCAAATCATCATAGTCTTTAAGTTCTTTGGGAATGGTGATGTCATTAGCAATCAGCAACTCAACGCTGACATTGCCCCAATACTCATGCACCTCAAAGCGTTCAACGCCATAGTTTGGAGCAAAGTCATTGAGGTCATCTTCCCAATACTTCTTGGTATAGTTCTCACCTTGTGCCACCACTTCGTCAATGACATTCTTACGGAACATCGGACGCTTCTTCAGAGCAAGCACTTGTGTCTTACTCATCTTGTGACGCTCAATTATAAACTGCGCTTCCCCAGTATTATTAGCATCGGGGTCTGGATAGAAGTCCCACACACTAACATGGGATGTTTGTGGGATTGTTTTAATAGTGGGTGAATACTCACCCTTGTCATCCCACTTAGCATATTCTTTATCAACGCCAAATGGACCCTTCATCACACCAGTGCCAAACAATGCCATCTCAAATGCAGCTGAACGCAGTTGCTTGTTAGCATTGCTTTCATCCAGCTGATCCAATATCTTCTTCTGCATCTTCTTGGCAGCAACCATTGACGGACTAAATGTCAACGAGGTTGGTGTAACTCCAGCGCCTTCAATAACCTTCTCATCCTTCAGCGTATCCTTCAGAGGACCAAGACGCTCAAGCAACGATTGCACAGTGGCACCGGGAGGTAAGCCTTTACCATCGCCTTTGTATCCAAACAAAGCGCCAGCATCTGGTGTCTCTGCCGGTTGGCCTTGACCAGACTTGTCAGCGGTTTCAATGTGAACGTGTTCAGCTATGCCTTCTGGTAAGATGGTGGGTTCAATTGAAAGGGGGAAGCTGTTGTTGGCAAATAAGACATCGGTGATTTGACCATATGCAGCCAGCGTCTTAGTCTTAGTTACTTTGATAAATACACGAGACTTCTCAGCTTCAGTGAACTTAACATCAGGGGAATAGATACCTCGATAGTTGCGGTATGCCCTCAGCCAACGCTGTTCATCATAACGGCGACTTTCTTCGGCACGAGTAAATCTTTCTTCAACAAAAGAGATAATCCCATTGCCAGCAAAAGCGTCTTGGCCTTGCTTGCCGTCTTCAAGCCCAACGGATTTGTCATCCATGAATGGTGTGTCGTTATTAGCCATAAGTTTTTTAGTATCCAAAGGTTGTATCTGCGACAGTTATACCACGCTTTTGACTACTTGGGTCATAATCAAAAATTGAGCCACTTCTAGGCCGCGACATAAGTCCATATCTCAAAGCATCATAGC